GTAGAGGATAGAGATAAGTTTCTAATGTCCACAGACCTATCTTCGAGAAGACCAGTATTTGAGTTTCTTATAAAATGTCTTATGTCTCGATTAGCAGGGCCATTAGACTTAACAACGGCTCCATCAAATACTGCGTTTCTACTGTATGTAACACCGAGGTCTTTACACCGCTGACGCCCCATCTTTTCATCTACCTGCCAAACGCTGAATGCACAACGTACACCGTCTACAATCGCTGACGTACCTCTGATTAGATTACGAGCCTGTTCAGGCGTTGTAATGACGTCTTTGTCCTTAATCTTAGCCATATGGTGGTTAACCATCACAGTCGCACCAGTTTCTGTGGCTAACTGTGCAAGCATTCCCATGAAAGCAGCACCTGCCGCTGGGTCAGCATTAATATCTGCATGGACAAAAGATGCCATTGGATCTGCAATGAATAGAGCCAGGTTATCTATTTCTAGTATCTGCTCATACAGACGTTCAAATTCTGGAGCCATGATGTATGTATTGTCTATTTTCTGCATCATTGGAAACACACCACCAAGGTTTGGCAGTGGCAATACACGCAAATCGTATTCGTAATTATTTCTATTAATTAACGGATCAAGTCTTTCAATACGTCTATGCAGCTCATCCTTATCATCCTCCGCTGACATCAATACAACATTGCCGTGATTGGCAACAAAACCACCAAAGGAACTTTGCATTGATTCACCAGATGCAACCTTCATTGCAAGATCTAGTGTCATCATACCTTTACCGCTATCACCAGCCGCTGCAAACACAACTGGAACGCCAAGAGGTATTGTATCTGCAATTAAAAACCTTTGCTCTGGAGCAGAGCCAACAAACATATTCGAAACAAGTAAACTTTCATCACGCAATGATATATTTTGTTTTGTTTTATGCTGCGGTGCGTTTAAGAAGTTACTGACATCAAATCCCTCAAAAATAGCATCAGAGGCATCCCACTTATCTGGTTTACCCCTTGGAGGCGTTAGCATGGTCACGGAGGTGGCTCCAGCCTTTGTTGCTAGGTCTTGCACTAACTTCGCTACTTTGACCCCTGCACTATCATTATCAGGCCATAGGATAACTTGCTTGCCCTGTAACGGAGAGAAATCATAGCTTGGTGCGGATCTAACGGAAAGCATACCTGCACCCCCTAAATGGCATGTAGCTGTGTGACCCAAAGCGTTTAGATCATCTGCACATTTCTCACCTTCCACCCATATAATACGCTCGGCTTCTAAGATGCCTGGTATATTGTACAAAGGTCTTGTGTCTGGCATTTTAGGAAACGTACTATTGCCAGAGAACTGACGGAATTCTTTTTTAGCTTTACCATCATTGCCTCGAACAATCTCGCCTTCTTCGCTCCTAGATATATATCTACGCACAAAACAAATAATCTCACCTTCACTAGATGTGTAAATGTGTTCACCATCATGTGGAGTATTGATATCAATCTGCATCTTCTGAGGCTTTGGGCTTTCTTCATTAAGACTTAGGTTAACAGGATTTTCTGGCGGTGCTGGACGAAACTCTGGACCTAGGTAATCAGCAAAGTATTCAGACACGTCTTGCAACGTCATACCTCTACCTTCCATCATAATCTTTGTAATACCGCCAACACCTTCATGGGTACTGAAATCCATACCCTGCATGAAATCAGCTCTATTTAGATCAACGGATATTTTTAATGATTTACCTTCTTCTCCACTTAAAGATCCAATTTCAAACTGTGTACCTCGCATTATCCCATTGGGATATGTGTCAACTAATGCTTTAAGCTGTACTGATCTTGGTACTCTATCACTAATATCATCTGCTAGATTTTTTGATTTTGTATTTCCAATTCTAACTACACCCATTTTTACCACCCACGTTTATATTTTTATTTTATTGCTCCCAGCATGTATTCTGAAAATCACAGAACCTACACAAAAAGAAATCTTTACTTTGTGCAATGCGTGGTAGAGTTTCACCTGATTTTATAGCTGCTAAGATATTTACTGCTTTATCACTTGCGGATTGAGCAAGATACTTATCAAACGGAACTAATTCATAATAAATTTCGCTCGTATTTTTATTAACAACCGTAAATAAACACGGATTGTCTTTTAAATCCATGTACGCCTGGTACAAAGCTATCTGAGTTGCGTAAACCTTATTGGCCTTTGCAACACCAACTTTAACAAATTCTTTAAACTTTCTGTCGTTTGCTGATTTGTTTTCCCATAAGAACGGATAGTTCATAGATACTGACCCATCACAAATAACGCCATCTATGTGACCTTTTATCTGGTCATCTGCTATTGAAAACCCAAACTGCTTACCGTCTGTGTCTTCTGTTCTTAAATCAAACTTTGCATCTCTTAACCACTTTGCAGCGTAGTCCTCAATCTCATGCCCAAACTGAAAGATACGCAATGTCCTAGCACTGAACTCTTTTCCTTTGTCGGACGGATAGCCCATAAACCTGTATTGAATTTTTCTTGAACATTCATCACCAATTGAAGAAGCACCTAAATATTTTCTTTTTGGTTTTTTATTATTAACCTCAACAATTGCTTCATCAACGGCAAACTCAATGTGATCAATAGTATTTTTAAAAGGGGAGACTGGTGGTTGCGGTGCAGCCAGTTGACTCATAGTAGGTGTCTTCGAGTTTTCCAATAGTTATCTCCCCTTCTATTCTTTGAGCATTTTGCAACCCAAAGATTAATGTTTGAACTTGTTTTTCAGTTAAATCGCACAATCTTTTTTCCCAGCCGATGGCATTAAAAATTAATGACAACTCTTCTATAGGTTTTCTTGGATCTGAATACATGTCTCTCCCTTAATGTATTTTTTTGTTTTTACAGTCATGGCTATATAAATCCATAACTCTTTTTATCTTATCTTTATCGACTTCGTGGTTCTCAAAAAGTAAATTCATTGTTTTGTCTGACTTCATTCTTATGTAGGCTATACCAAACAAAACTATTTTATCTAAATCAATTAAAAAATCTGTATGATTGTCTACAATTTGAGTAGCTGTCTTATGCACTTGCACATCATCATTTGGATTATCAGCCCAACAAATCATATCATATTCTTCTGTGCTAACCTCCCCAACTTTGTTTTCCAACGCAAGTAATATAGACATTTCAAATCGTGGCATTACTCTTCCTCTGTTGCCATTTCTCCACCTAAACTTGCGTAGCCTATTTTATCTACCCAGGAGTCTTGATGATCCATAGTTTCTAATAATCTACAGGTCTTTGTCCAATCCATCATCAACGTAATATGCGCTGGTGTCAAATCACCATGAGTTTTCACTGCTGCTTGAGCGATAATATTCCAACCGCCCGCAATGCGTTCATGGTTAATTTTTACATCTCCATAGATATTTGCCCTGTCACCATTGATTAATTCTTTAGCTGAATTAATTAAATCGTTTCTATTCATAATTGATTTCCTCCACCATTTTATCAATGTCATTCTTGTTCCAAATATAACTTAACCAACAGGCAGCTTTATACTTGTCCCAAGAGAAATCCATTGGACTAACAGTAACGCCATTGGATTTTAAATGTTGTAATTGTAGGGCAGATGGATTTTGTGAAAGCCACCTTTTTGTTTTGTTAGCTGCATTACCATCTTCGATCTCTCGAAGAAAATCATCTGCTGCAGATGTTGCCTGAACACGAGCGCCAATAGAAACGGCTCTTAGTTTACCATGCTTAGACTTAACAATGGCTACTGAGGTATCATTTATTGTTGCGACGATACCAAAGCCTTGAAAGCCTGTAGCCATCATACAAGAGCCATTTCCAAAGATGTCTAACCATCTAAACGGAGATAGCTGCATAAGATCGTATTCTGTTAATGAAAAGTCAGACAGTTCAGACTTGGCAATGCCCTCAAAACCATGACCACAGTTAGGACACACTCTTGAGTTGGCTGGAATAATAAAATCGCACTCTGGACACTGCTTATCCATACCAACTTCATTAGGGTTTTCTGGAGCGCCATCTAAGTTTACATTCTCATCCAAAGCACCATGCGTTAAAATACTGGTGCCAAAGTCTAAAACAATGCAATCCTTTTTAATTAGTCCAGGATGTATCTCTTGGTCAATGATACGCAGACCTCGACCAATCATCTGCACCATTGTGGATTTGTATGAACATGGTCTTGTAAGCACAATGCAAGAAACAGGTGGAGCGTCAAAGCCCTCAGTTAAAACAGCTACGTTAATAACAACTTGAACATCACCAAACTCTAAACTGTGCAGAATATCCGCACGTTCATTAGATGGCGTTTCTCCAGTTACTATTTCTGCATTAATATCATTAACAATAAACTCATCAAGCAAATCATTTGCATGGCGAATAGTAGAGCAAAATACAACGGTCTTCCTATCTGAAGCTTTTTCTAACCATTCTTTAACAACACGCTCATTAATGATGGTGCGGTTCATAATCGCTTCAACTTGCTCCATGTCAAAATCATTAGCAAGTCGCCTGACTTCTCCTAATTGGCTCTGCACACCAACGTCGATAACGTAGGCAACTGGCTTGACCAAAAAACCCTCACGAATTAATGTAGTTAATTCAATCTGATGTGAGCAGTTATTAAAAACACTTTTTAGCCCTTTCCTATCTCCACGATTAGGAGTGGCTGTAAAGCCTACAATTTCAGCGTTTTCGTTGTCTTCTCGAATTGCATCAATTATCTTTTGGTATGTTCGAGCTGCAACATGGTGGCTTTCGTCTATTACAACCATATCAAATTTAGGTCGATTTCGTAAGTTGGCATCCCTAGACATGGTTTGAACCATAGAAAAGACTGCATCACCTTCCCAATGTTTTATCGTACCATTCACAATACTGGTAGTAATGTATGGATTTACTTTATTAAACTTAATGCTGTTTTGTTCTACCAACTCATCACGGTGTTGTAGAACCAGGACGCGCTTTCCTGTTTTATGCCTCTTACCAATCAAGGCAGACATCATAATAGTTTTTCCAGCCCCTGTAGGCGCTACTACGATTGTGTTGCTGTGTTTGTCTAATGCTGTTGATGCATCTGAAACAGCGACCTCTTGATAGGGTCTTAATAACATTTGATTTCCTTACGCTACTAGAAAGTTGGGGGGTTAGCGGCTCACGGCCCCCCGTTCCGTGTTTCTAGCAGACAACTAAGAGTCCTACCGCTAGATTATTTATTTGCCCAACTTGGTATAGGCCCACTAGATGCGGGCTGTGTCGGAGCTGGTGCCTGTGGCTGGTACGATGGTTGTTGTACCTGCTGAGTAGCGTTATTACCTGAAGAAATGAACTCTTTTTGGTTTGGTGTCAATGCTACCATAAGCTTATTTGCATCTTCGTAACCATTTGTCCCCTTTTTAACACCTACTTTGGCACAAATCTCCATGCCATTTAAAGCATCTACACCAGAGATCTGACGGCGAGACTGAGCTTCTGGAGACATATCAGATGGGTCTAAGCTGTTTGCACTCTCAATGATTGAGCGCAAAGTGCGTAAGCCAATTTCTTTAGCCAATGGAATGCCACTTTCACCTAGCTTGTCGCCATCAACAAAAATCCTGTCCCAGAACTTACGACGATCAAACTGACCGCCTACAATTGTAAATTCCAATTCCATCCACTTAGCTGCTGAAGACTGCGATTTTTTAAACCACTGACCATTGCCAAACTCTGGAATTGTTACATCGCCCATCTTAACTAAGATGATTGCTCTCGCTACTGTACCAAGTGGAATTAATGTTCTTTCCATTTGACTTGTTTCTGGCTGCACTTCATTTAAATTAATCATTTGTAGTCACCTCCTCTAATGGTGTTTGTGTTTTAGGATCGACAAAAACAGTTGGCTGGGGTTTGCCGCTCCCCATTTTAGCAATCAGTTTACCTAGATGTGGCTCTTCAAGCACGTCAAGACGACCAGAGCGATCCTTAGCTGGATAACCCCACTCATTTAGCGCCTGACACACAAAAGCCCTGTAGGGTCCATTCTCGCCAGTTAAAATAGACATGGTGATAATCTCATCCACAATGCCTGGCAATTCACGACCTGTCTTCGAGCCTTCAATTTGTAAAGCATATTGCTTACGATTATAATCATCAGTTGTTTCATCTAATATCCCAACAAAGATTACATTCTTTTCTCTAATGTGCTGTATATGCGTTAGCCAAGCCATCATCTCACGACCATGTAAACCGTAAGCTGATCTTGTATCTAACTTGCCTGTTCGATCTGATCTGCTCTCTGGCTGTTGTTGACACCATTGAAAGCATAAGCGTCCGGCAACCGTGATAGAATCAATAAACAACGTACTATACTTGTTCATTACTTCTTCACGCTCACCGTAGATAGACGAAACATAATCAAAGTGTGATTTACCGTATGGCTGATCTTCTGCCA